GTTTACGCCTTTTGTCGTACTTCGTTGGCTCATCTTCGCCGATAATCTCAAAACTGATTTCGGCTTTGATTTCCTTTGGATGTTTTGTTACTTCGTTCGTTTTCATTGTGTTGTATCGTTTGATTTCTATTGCAAAGATACAAAAATATCGGTTACTTAGTTACTTATACATTAAAATTATGGCAAAAGAAATAAAGTTTAACATTAAACTGAACATTGACGGCAAAGAGCAGTTGGTTTCCGCTACATCGACAGTGGAAAACTTGCGTGGTGTCGTCAACGCCGCCAAATCGGACATACAGAAAGCCAACGCCGTTTTTGTGAACTTCAACCAACAGGTAATGAAGCTTCAAAACATCAATGGCGCGGTGCAGCAACTTGCCTCAACGCTTAGCAGCGTGACCGAGGAAAGCCGCACATTTGGCGCAGCCATGAACGTTGCAAACACGATGGCAGGAAAGGGCGGTGATGACTTTGCCAAGTTGAAAGGACAGGTAGCCGAATTGTCAAAGACTATACCGATGGCACGTGAGGAACTTGCCAACGGATTGTATCAGGTAATCAGCAACGGTGTGCCTGAGAACAACTGGATCGAGTATTTGCAGAAGTCGGCAAAGGCTTCCATCGGTGGTGTGGCTGATTTGGGAGAGACGGTAAAGGTTACTTCTACCATCATCAAGAACTATGGTTTGCAGTGGGACGCAGCCGAGAGCGTGCAGGATAAAATACAGCTCACCGCCAAGAATGGTGTTACCTCATTCGAGCAGTTGGCGCAAGCACTTCCAAGGGTAACGGGTAATGCAGCCACTTTGGGTGTCAGCATTGACGAACTTTTGGCAAGTTTTGCCACGCTTACAGGTGTGAGCGGAAACACGAATGAGGTTGCGACACAGATGGCGGCGGTGTTCACCGCTTTGGTGAAGCCATCGAGCGAGGCAAGCAAGATGGCACAGCAAATGGGTATCGAGTTTGATGCGGCAGCTATCAAGGCGGCTGGAGGCATGCGTAATTTCCTCACCGACTTAGACAAGAACGTTAAGGTATACGCCAGCAAGAGCGGTATGTTGGAGCAGGAAATCTATGGTAAGTTATTCGGCAGTGCCGAGAGTCTGAGAGCATTGGGACCACTCACTGGGCAACTTGCAGCCAAGTTTAATGAGAACGTGGAAGCGATGAAAGGCAGTGCAGGAACCATTGATGATGCTTACGGCAAGGTTGCCAATAGTGGTGCGGCAAGTTTTCAGATGATGAAAAATGCAATCGGTGAGTTTACCGATGTCATTGCCTCAGCCACAAGCGGCATTATGCCATTCCTTAAAATCGGTTCACAGATTGGAAACAACGTTGTTGCCATTCTTGCGCTAAACCGAGCGTGGATTACTTTTGGAGCGACACAGACACTTGTTAAGGGCAAGATACTTGCAACCAACGCAGCGGCATTGGTATGGAACGCTACAGCGGTGAGGGTAAATGCCATCGTAAAAGTAATTTCGGCTACATTCCGTGGGGCGGCGGTGAGTGCCACAACGCTGAAACTTGCAATACAGGGCTTGTTGGTTTCTACGGGTGTGGGCATAGCCATCGTTGCGCTTACAGAAATCATGTCGGCTTTTATGTCTAAGTCAGATGAGGCGAAGACATCAGCCGAGGACGCAGCCGAGAGCATGAAAGGTATGGGCGATGCAGCCGATGAGGTAAAGGACGCATATAACAACGCTTTGCAATCCACCTTTTCCGACCTCATGGGCAAGTACGACAAACTGAAAGCTGCATGGAAATCGCTATCAAGTGAGCAGAAGAAAGTAGAGTGGATAAAGGAAAACCAAAGTGCTTTCAACGAGTTGCGTCTGAAGATTAACGATGTATCGGAAGCCGAGAACATATTTAACCGCAAGACCGATGCCGTTGTGGAGGCTTTCAAGCAAAGGGCGATGGCGGCGGCATACGCTGCAAAACTCACGGCTTTATACCAGAAACAAATCGCTTTGCTTGACAAGAAACAAAAGGTGACGAAGAGCATTGCCGACGATGCCAAGCAGGGAGGCAGACACGCCAAAGAGGGTGACATCGTGCCCGAAAGTTGGCGTAGCGATCGTTACGGCAAGGTTGGCAGCGACGGGCAGTGGAGATTTACCAAGGTTGGAGCGGAGAGGTACAACGGTACGAATGTTTCCGGAAACACACAGATTAATAGTGTGGACAAGGAACTCAACAACGTGGATCGTGAAATAGCCGCCACGCAAAAGCAATTGACCGAAAGGCTGAAATCCGCCAATAGTTTCATAACGGCAGACAAGCCAACCGCCCCCACTCCAGCCAAGACCACCCCGAAGACGACACCAGGCAAGCACGACACCACCACCGAGCCTAAGACACACTTAGAGGAACTACAGGCGCAGTTGTCGGCGGCGCAAAAGGAAAAGGGCAACGCCATGACCGTTGAGGCAAGGGTTAAGGCAGATGCCAAGATACAGGACATACAGGCGCAGATAGATGAAGCCACAAAGGGTAAGGTGTCTATTGAAGCCGAGACAGAACCAAGCTACATCGTGCAGGGTAGCGATGCCGACAAGCGGCAGAGCCACAACAACGCTGGGCAGCGCATAGACCGGATAAGGCAGGACTTTGAAATAGGACTTATCGGCAAGGAAGATGCCGAAAGGCAGATAGCCGACATTAACAAGCAGCTTGAAAAGTTGGGCGTTAAGCCGATAGAGGTACATTTCAAAACCTACATCGAGGAACTGCAAGAACAGTTGCACGACGCACAGCGCGAGTTTGATGAGGCTACTACAATAGAGGCAAAGGTAAAGGCAGATGCGAAGATTGATGAAATACAGGCACAGATAGACGAAGCCACAAAAGGCAAGGTGTCCATTGAAGCAGAAGCAGAGCCATCCTACATCGTAAAAGGCAGCAAAGCAGACAAACGACAGAGCTACGCGAATGCTCAAAGTAAGGCCAATAGCGTGCAGAGCGACTATGAAGCTGGTATAATCAACAAGGAAGAGGCTTTAAAATCTATTGACGACATTAACGCGGATCTTGAGAAGCTCAACCTCACACCTGTCAAAATAGAAGTGGAGACTGAGGATATTGACAAGGCAAAGGAGAAGATGAGTGGCGCCTGTGATGCAATCAAATCAATGGGTAGTAGTTTGTCGGGATTAGGTGATGCTATCGAGGTTCCCGAGCTCAACGTGGCTGGTACGATGGCACAGGCTATTGCCACAATGGTAGACGGATATGCTACAGCTACGGCACAGGCAGGAAAGTTGGGCCCATGGGCATGGGTGGCATTCGCTGCTACAGGTCTTGCTACTCTTACAGCAATGATTGCAAGCGTTAAGCAAGCTGGTGCCTTTGCTACAGGTGGCATTGTTGGCGGCACTTCTTCGTCGGGCGACAAGAAATTTGCCCGTGTCAACAGCGGCGAGATGATACTCAACAAGTTTCAACAGACCCGTTTGTTTAACATGGTCAATGGCAACTTTCAACCTCCAACGTTTACAGCAGGGGAGATGCAGCCTGTTACAATGAACAACATCTCTAACAACATAGAGCCTTCGACAACAGTAGTAAATGTGCATCTTGATGCTAATGCAAGAAAGATGTTAAAGGAACTGTCGAACACCAAGAAGGTTACGGGCAAGAGTGGGAGAGTGTATAATGTTTAAAAAGAACAAGTATGTATATTTACGGCAGTTTTTTAAGTCAACAAGGAGATACGGTGACGGTGCATATCGTTACCAACAATGACCGTTCACAGACGTTAGAGATAGGTTCTGAAGAGTCTGACATGTATTTTAGTGAAGATCCTGCTGAGATAACAAGTGAGGTAAATGACACATTTGACGTTCTGTTGCGGCAGTCTGCAAACATTAGGCTGCTTTGTGGTAACTTCATCGAGGATTTCTTTTGTTCATCATGCCGTGACGCAATAATAAACATCTATATTAACGAAAAGTGTGTGTTCGCTGGCTTTATAGAGCCGCAAGCATACACACAGCCCTATAATGAAAGATGGGACGAAATAGAACTTAACTGCATCGATGTGTTGAGTGCTCTTCAGTACAACAACTATAAGAATGCCGGAGTTTTAGGAGTAGACTATGAAACCGTCAGGAAGGAAGCCAAGGAGCGATCTTTTCGTGACATCATGGTTGAAATAATGCAAGGTGTCGCAGAGGGCGTTGATATTATTGGCAATAAGACTCTTCCTTTATGGTATGACGGCAGCAAGTCGGTCAACTATATGGAGGATAACAGGTATCGTGTGTTTAGTCAGCTTACTATCTCGGAGCTACTTTTCTTGGACGAGGATGAGAGTGACGTATGGACACAGGATGCCGTTTTGGAAGAGATCCTCAAATATCTTAACTTGCATATTGTGCAAGATGGGCTCGATTTTTATATATTCTCATGGGAAAGCATAAAAGATGCCAAGACTTCTATAAACTGGCATAACATCATGTCAGATGAGGCTAAGACAACAAAGACTGACAATATAACCATTTCTTTAGCGAATGTTGCCGACTGCGACACGAACATAAGCATTGGTGATGTTTACAATCAGTTGCAGTTGACGGCCAAGACTGAAAATGTAGACAATGTGATTGAAAGTCCGTTAGATGAAGACTACCTTGACAGCCCTTACATTAACCGGCAAAAATACATGACGGAATATTCTGCCGACGGCAAAGGAAAAGCTGCATGGCACTCCTTTTACAACATGACACATGAAAAGGTTACAGATTTTGGCGGTGGTGCTATTGTCAAATGGTATCTGCAAATTAAACGACACAAACATTGGTCATTCCCCATGGGCGGACAGGCAGACACAGATCTTCTAACTCATTTCTGTAACGACGGTAAGAATCAACAAGCGTTACCAGAGTGGTTGGGGGAGAACCCCGGGGCGTGTATAATGGCGCTTGGAAGCGTAAAAATAAACACAGCAAACAATGACAACAGCCCTGTCTCAAAAGTTAACATGACAAATTATCTGGTTGTTTCTGTAAATGGCAACGCTATTGACAACGATGAGGCTAAGACATATCCAAGCGAGAGTGTCATTAAACAGAATATTCCTTATGCCATCTATAACGGTAACAGTGTGGGTGGTGTCTTTTCTCCATCGGATAGAAACACCACCAACTATATTGTTCTGTCAGGCGATGTAATACTTAACCCTGTTATGAAATGCTCTATGTCTTACAAAAGCGCACGGTCTGACATGTCCTATACATACCCTATAGGTGCACCTCAATACACCGTACCGAGCCGTAACAATACAGATGGCCGATATTATACACGTCAGTTTTTTCGTGTTGGAACGCCAGGTAATGAAGAAGAATGGGATGTTGCCAATGATAGCGGCTTTTATCCTTATACAGGCGACGGGCCACAGGAATATGAATTTAAATATAGCGCAGCGGGTGTCAGCAGCGATAATATAAGCAAAGTTTCGGTTCTTGCTTGTATGCTTGTTATCGGCGATAAGTGTGTTGTTGAAACAGGAACTAAAGGGAAGACAACAGATTTTGAATGGAAGACATTTAAGGAGCGTAGCGAGTGTGCGGACGATGATGAATATTATCAACAGTGTTTTACTATAGGCTTTGATCCGAAAATAGGCGACAAGTTGGTAGGAACAGAATTTAAGATACAGAACAACATCGACTATAAAATGGGCATCGATGCAGAAGGCATAGCTATTCCTATAACTAAAGGCGACAAGGTGAGCGGGCGTGTGAGGTTCTTGGTCTTAGGTCCTGTTAATGTTGTGTGGGGCGAAATAACACGCAGGCACTCAACCTTCTTTAGGCATACGAAATGGGGTCTTAATACTGTTCCTCTTATGGCTCACGTTAGTAGCATTCTTCTTAAGAATTTTGAAGTTAAGGTTTATAGCGATAACGGTCTCATAAGTACAGGCAACGACGACAATGATCTCATCTATCTAAGCGACACAAACGAAAGTTTTATTAACAAAAAGGATGATATAGAATTTAAGATAAATTCAGCACTGACAGCGGAGGAATGTAAGTCGTTAGGTGTTAGCAATGCCATAAAGCTTTCAACCCCCTACAATATCTTGAATGAAGAGGGAGTGTTAAAAATATGTGACAAGAATAAAAACGCTGAGGCTAAACCTGAGCAGCATTATGTGGATAGCTATTACACAGAATACCATAAGCCGCGAATAGTAATGGAGCAGAATCTTAAAGACAAAGATGAATTCGTTAATCTTTTCTACCATTATAAACATGCGGCATTAAACAAGAGTTTCTATGTGATAGGCTTGGGACGTAACTTAATCGAAGGACGTGCAGCTTTAACTCTAAAAGAAATTTGGCATGATTGATATAAAAGTATTATCGAAGAAAAAGGACAATGCTTCATCTATCAGTGGAGGTGGAAACATTGGAGGAGCCAACACAGGAAAGATCGATGAGGCAAAACATGCTGTATCTGCTGATGAGGCAACGCATGCTGAACAAGCAGAATATGCTGACCGTGCTGGATATACGAGTCGTGCTGCTTACGCTGACGTAGCTGGCGACATAGCAGAAGATAGTCCTATAAACGATCGCTTCCTTTCAAAGAAAGCCGAAGACACAGCAAAAGAAATAATACACTTCGAGAAAGGTCTGACGGCAGGAACGTACAAGAAAGGCGTGAGCGGTGGCAACATGGACGGTGAGGGCAACGCGGAGACAAACAAGCTGACGGCGCGTGGCGACGCACGACTACAGGGCGATACGTTCTTCGGTACGGGGAGCGACAAGACGGACACGCCCCATGTTGACGGAGGGAGCGGCGATGCCCTGCTCGGGGACGTGGTGCTGAAGGCGTTGCAGAGCAAGGACTTTGATGCGCTGCTTCAGCGAGGCTTCGGCTTCACGAAGGGCGTGAACGGCAAGTTTACGCTCAGCGTGACCGACCTGCTGGTGTGGGGCAAGGCTATCTTCAATGAGCTGGAGATACGGAGGCTGTCGAGCATAGGCGGCAACGTATATCTTAGCGGCGCTTCGAGCAAGATTGCGCATGTGAAGGAGGAGATGCAGGACGGACAACTTGTGGGCTGGCGTTGCTACATTCTCGCGGATGACGGCACAACGGCGACACAGAACGGCTGGAAAATGTATGACCAGGCGCGGTGTCAAACCTTTGATATTGCTTCGGGCAGCCATGAGGGTGTGGGCAACCGCAACTACTGGCGACTTGTAACGGGCGTGAGCAGCACGAACGAGACGATTACGGATGCTGACGGCAACGACCTCTACAACGGAAAGAAATTTGCGTGGGTAGTGCTCTCGGCTACCGACTGCGAAGACAGACAGACGAACGATGTGCCAGCGGCTGGCGATGTTATCGTTCTTGACGGTCACAGGCAGTTTGCTGAGGACGACCCAAGGGCCATGAATAACGACGCTTCGCGAACGAACATCATGATGCTTCAGACAACGGGTAGTGAGGGCAGCGTGCCTAACATCATTTCGTTGCAAGGCATCGTTGACTACAAGCACAGCGCGTCAAACAACAAATATAGCAACACGGTCTTTATTCTCTCTCCCGAGGAGGTGGTGTTCCTTAGCTCACGATTCAAATGGATAAGCGCGAGCGGTGCGCCGATTACGCTTGTTAATTTCCGCGGCGCGTGGGACAAGAACGAGGTCTATTATTACTATGACCAAGTGAGCCACAACAATGCAATATGGACCTGCATTGTTGCGGAAGACAGCAGCACCACGGAAGAGCCTACGGACGGGAGCACGGTGTGGAGGAAGGACCTGACGGGTGGCGTGCCTGGCGAAAAAGGAGACAAGGGTGAGAAGGGCGACAAGGGAGACCCCGGCGTGGACGGCGTGGACGGTGCTAACGGCTACACCGTGACAGCTACGCCGTCGACCATTACGCTCGGCATAAAAAAGGTGTCGGACACGGAGTTTGCTGCCGACACGACGAAGAACAACACGTCAACGGTGAAGGTGCTGAAAGGCAATCTTGACATTACGGAGAGGTGCAGGATAACTGTTGCGAGCTCAGAAAACTGTACGGCAACAGGGCCGACAGTGGGAGGCTCTGGACTGGTAAAGGTCACGCGCATGTCAACCTATACGGCAGACGGCGTGACCTATCCCTTCACGACAGGCTCTGTGACAGTGGCTATCAACACTGGAAGCACGACGCTTAGCCATACCATCGCCGTGAACGTGGATATGAGCGTGGTGTGGGGCGGCGTTGAGAAAACGGTCAGAGGACTGAATAGCAAGTTTGGTGAGCTACAACAGGACTTGCAGAGCGAGGCTCCCCAAGTGCTTACGAAATATACCTCCCAGATAGAGCAGACAGCAAAGAGCATATCTGCAAAGGTGGCACAGGAGACGGTTGGACGGTTGAATGTGCTGCCAGGTACGGCGTTTAACAGAGAGACGGACGTGACACAGCAACGTCCCGACACGTTCCCTTGCACCATACTGCCTTTAGGTGGTCTTGAAGGTACGGGAGCGATGGTGATAAACCAAAAGGGAGCGACAGATACGACATGGAGCGGCCTCGTATGGAAAGGTGTGGTTCTGAAACCCAAAACCTACTATACGGCGAGCGTTTGGGCGAGAGCCGATGGCGATCTGGATGATGTCATGTATCTCAGCATCGGCCAAGACACAAACTTCTGCTATCTGAACCTTGCGACAGCGAACGAAACACATGATTGGAAGATGTTTAAGGCTACCTTCAAGACAGGCGATACAGAAGCGAGCTGCAACAACGTGAGGGTGGAGCTTGCCGTGAGAAAAAACGGAAGAGGCCGCTGCTGCAAGCTGATGCTTGATGAGAGCGGCACCTACAATGGCTGGACCCCTGCCTCCTATGCCGATGTGTCGTCGCGTGCGTTAGAGGCCACGGGCATCGACATCAAGAACAAGACGATCGACATGACGGCAGACAAGTTTACGCTCAGGAACAATCACGGCGAGAAGAGTTTCGGCGTGGACGAGGACGGCAACCTTGAAGCGCGGTCACTGAAGAGCGTGTCGAAGGACGGTAGCCTGACAGCTATCATCAAGGATGGCGCGTTCACGGCATCAAGCGGACTGAGCGGAGCTACTGCCTTCTTTGGCTTGATAGACGGCATGCCCTACTTGCAGTTTACGAACGCGGCGGGCGTGGTGTGTTACGCCATCGGCCCGAGCGGCGGTCAGACGACGGGCAGCGTGGGTGTGCAGATGGTGACATGTGGCGTGGGATATAGCGTCTCGACGATAGATCTTGTAGTCAAGAAAAACTACATGATTAGCTACAGCGGTTCTGTGACGCTTCAGAACTTTGGGTCTGAGAGCGCGAAGATTTATCAGAGCAAGTTGCAGCTCGTTATCGACGGCTTCACGCAGACGCTCACAGCGAGTTTCAAGGACAGCAGCTTCCCCATGACAGAGGTGGGTCAAGGCAAGGTCATGACGCTCATGCCCGGTAAGCTGATGCAGGCCGAGTTTGAGATAAACGCTATTGGCGAAACCATGCCTACGACAGGCAGTGACGGGTCGGTGATTGCGAAGCCGAGCGGCGCGAGGGGCTGTCAGCTGAAGCTTAACGGCGAGGTCATTGGCAAGGGCGCAATTTCTTAGATGATTATTTAATTATTTATTATTTTTTTGTTATGAGTTTATGAAAAGGATTGTTAGGGGCAACGATTTTAAGTTGCGTGTGCCTGTCATGAAGATTGTTGACGGCGAGAAGGTGGCGTTTCCGCTACCAGGGTGTACGGACATAAAGGTGAACATCGTGAACCAATACCGACGCATCGCCCTGAGCTACACCATTGATGTGAGCGAGGACAACGTGCTGCTTGCGCGTGTGGAGGGCGACAAGGTGGCTGTGGGAACCTATGCCTTGGAGGTAAAAGGAAAGTTGTTCGGCAACGATTGGAGATCTAACGAGTACGAGCAGTTTCAGATTGTTGACAACAACGCTTCCGGTGACACGGTGTTTGAGCCGCAGGAGGGCGAGGACAGCGTGGAGATGGACACAGCCCTTGTGGTGCTTGCTCCCGCGGTGGAGCTGGGCAACCTGATAAAGGATGCGGAAGAAACAATTGCCGACACCAAGGAGGCCTTGAAGGGCGTGGAGGCCAAGATGGGCGACATCGAGCAGCGTGCCGACACAGCCATTGGCGCAGCCACGACAGCTGCCGAGAGCGCGAACACACAGGCCTTTGCAGCCGCACAGTCGGCAACGAGAGCTAATACAGCGGCAGAGAGGGCAGAGCAGACAAACGCTGCCGTGAAGACCGCAGAACAGGCACGAATGGAAGCAGAAAAGGATAGAAAGAGAGCAGAAGTTCTAAGAGTGCAAGCCGAGAAAGAGCGTGTGGCAGCAGAGAAGAAAAGAGCGAGTGATACAAACGAAGCTATCCAAGCAGCAAAGGATGCAACAGCAGGAGCAGAAAAAGTCAATGCCGAGCTGAACGGCAACGTACTGACCGTTATCAACCGACAGGGAACAGCAAAGAGCGTAAACCTAACCGATGCGGACGAACATGTGACGGTGAATGTGACCACAACCTTATCGTCTGTAAGCGTGGAAGGCATCAGTCTGAACGTCTATATCAACAACGGAGCGGATCCGCAACAATATACGACCGACAGCCACGGACAGGCAACATTCACAGTAACGAAAGGTTCTACCTATAAGGTTGTGTTTCCCTACATAAAGGGATGTGCAATTCTGAACCCAGTACAGCATGTCGCCGCTGTAGGTAATCGCATTATTGATGCTGTGTATACTGAAGAGACGATAAAGTTTGAGCATGTCACAGTGAGGATGCAGAAGGCAAACGACGACGATGTCTTGCAGCCTTGGGAGGGAGCACCTGTGCATGTGACAATAGACGGCAAGAAAACAGATTATATCACAGATGCGCAGGGCGTGGCGAGTTTTGACGTGAAGATAGGCACTTCCTATACCGTTGCTGTAGACAAGGTGGATGGAATGTATGAGCAGTATGACAACTATAGCAGAACGCGCAAGGCTATGGCTGATTCTTATCGTTTCAACTATGCCTATCACTATTACGAGAGCGGCGTGTGGCTCATTGATGACGAGGGCAAGAAATGGACGTGGGAGGCATGGGAGGCGAGCGGAAAGGACAAGACTCATCTTGTTTTTGTGTGTATAAAGACCCTTGACACACAGCGCTACGGCGGTGACATCTATATCAGCATTGACCTGCTTGCCAACTTCGCACAGATTCCAAACAAGCAGTGGGCAAACCAAAATGTCCAGTTCAAAAACATACCACTGAACGGTACGGACAACAGCGATACACAGTATTACAAGTTTGCCTATAACGGCCTTGTTGCGACAATAACAATTATCGCCGAGGGCGACGAGCGGGGCATCGAAACACCGTTCTGCGACTACTGTCACTCAAAGACCGTTGACTGCGCCGGTGAGGCATGGCAGGGCTATGGACCGACACTTGAACAATGGAAGCTGACATGGGCAAACATAGATTATGTCGTTGATGCCGTTAACCTCAAGTTCCCTGAGCTCGGCGTGAGTGTCAATAATTATAAAGGTTATAAGTGGACCGCAACGCAGGGCAGCGCGACGGGCAGCGATTGCTTCGGTACAGCGGTGGGCTACTTCAACAAGTTCAGTGCGTTTCTGGCGGTTCCTTTCTTCGCTTGCCCCTCTCCCTCTTTATCTCTTTCTCTTTCAAGTGAGGAAGGCGCAAACGAGGAAGGCGCAAGCGTTAACACAGAACGCGTGGCGTGAGGTGTGTGCGTGAGTGGCTGTTATAAAAGGATTATAAACAAAAGGTATATTCGAAGACATGCTCTCAGATGAACTGCAAATATATAAAGACACCTTCAAGCTCTGTAAGATATTGATGAGCTACAGCAAGAACGTCAGTAGGCTTGTGCGCTACGGCGAATACAGTGTGGCGATAAGCAAGGCTTGCACAGCTCTCGATCTTATAAGAAGGATAAATGAGAGTTTTGAACAAAGGGAGGTGTACTTGCATGATTACATCCTTCTCGTGTCGGAAGTCAAGTCAAGAATCACGCTCTTTGCCGAGGCAGAATTTCTTTCTGTCAAGGCGGCTACGAACCTCGATTATCAGGTAAACAAGATAGCAAAAGAAGCGACGGGCTGGCTAAAGGCCGAGAAGGCTCGCAAGGCGAGAACCGTGAAGCCATGAGCAACACGGGAGAGCAGCCACTTGAGTGGCAAGGGGTGTCCGCTTTCAACCGTCTGACGACGGAGAAGCAAAGAACAAGACAGCGATACCGAGAACGCAGAACAACGCGACGAACAGCTATTGCTTCGGTACAGCGGTGGGCTACAACAGCAAGAACAGTGCGTGTCTGGCGATTCCCTTCTTCGCATACACCAAGGTGTTTATTGCAAATTCATTGAGAGCATGCACGAATATATCACTATTGACGACGTTTACGGAGGTTATAGGGACTGCAAGCGTTTTAAGGCAGACACGGTTGGCTGTGTGGAATATATGCAGAACTATCTTGCCAACAACTTGCAGCTCTATCGCGACCTGAACAGCATGGCTTACGAGATAGGTCAAAGCAAAGCTTTTTGTGTGACACGCCCGAAGCTACGAGAGGTGTTCTGTGCGCAGTTTCGCGACCGTGTAGTACACCATATCCTCGCCATCAAGTTTATGGACATCTTTGAAGCAGAGATGCTTGACTGTGTTTATGCTTGCAGGAAAGGTAAGGGTACTTTGTACGGCATTGAACATATAAAACAGCAGATAGCAGAGATAAGCTGTGGTTACACCGTAGAGACATGGATCCTGAGATGCGACCTCCAAGGCTTCTTTATGAGCATTGACCGGCGGATGGCTTACAGGATAGTGGAGGGTGTTATAAGACGTAGATATGACGGCGACGACATTGAATGGTGGCTGTGGCTGTGGCGCAAGGTGATACTTCACGACCCGACAAAGAACTGCGTGAAGACAGGCGACACGAGACTATGGGACGGACTGCCTACAAACAAGTCGTTGTTTACATGCGGCGAAGGCAAGGGCTTTCCGATCGGCAATCTGCCGAGTCAGATAATTGCCAATCTTATAATGTCACGCTTCGACAAGTGGGTCATCGGACGCTTGGGCGACGAATGTGGTTACGGACGTTATGTTGACGATTTTGTCGCGGTAAGCAGAAACAAAAAGCAGCTGCTTGATGTGTTGCACGACGCGCGAGAATGGCTCGACTGCAAATTGGGTCTTACGTTGCACCCTCAAAAGGTGTATCTGCAAGAAGCCCGTAAGGGTGTCGTGTTTACAGGAGCAGCCATCATGCCCGGAAGGATATATTGTGGCAAGACCACTGTGGAACATCTCTTTGAAAGGATTGAAGAGTGGAACAACATGACAGACGTAAGCCGGGAACAGACAGAAGCCTTTGTCAGAAGCGTCAACTCGCTGTTCGGACATCTGAAACATTATAACAGCTACGCCATAAGATGGATGGCATGGAAGAAGATTAAGCACAAGGAGAGTGTGTATTGCGAAAATATGAACAAATTAAAAATAAGGAGAATCAATGAGAAAAATGAATTTTGTAAAAACATTTGTGCCGAAAGGCCAATACAAGGAAAAAGAAGAGAGAGAAGGGGTGTGCATCGCGCATCTTGACGGTGTACTCAACGAAGAGATGGATGCATACGAGTGTGTCGAGTGCTCAATGCCCGTCAGCGAGTATTCGGAAGCAACTATCAATGAGGCTTATGCCGCATGGAAGGCGGCAACGGCAAACAGAGGACTCGCCCGGGCAAAGCGTGAGGTCCTGAAGCAGATCGAGGCCTACGATACCTCGTCTGCTGTGAACGGCCTTGTGCTCAACGGCGCGGTGGTGTGGCTCGACAAGGCTACGCGCGTGGGGTTGATGAACTCAACGACCATTGCGAAGGCTATGGGACAGGCTACGACGACATTGTGGCTTGGGGGCACAAAGCTTGAGGTGGCCTGCGACAAGGCCATTCAGCTGCTCTCGGCACTTGAGATGTATGCCCTGGAGTGCTTTAACGTGACAGCAGCACACAAGAAAGCTGTGGTCGAGCTGACGAGCGTTGAGGAGGTGCTGACCTACGACTACACTAAGGGCTACCCTGCGAAGCTGACGATGACGGTTTAGGCACGGTTTGATGGTCTGAAAATCGGCTTGACGATTTTAAAAGGAGGATTAACAATATTAAAAATTGATAGTTATGAAGAAGACAACAAAGAGAAACCTTTTAGGTATGTTGGTGTATATGACCATCTCTTTCGTGTTTGGCGGCGGCTTCGGGCTGCTGGCCCTTATCGTGAAGGAGGACAATGACAGGTGCCATTATTATAACGGGACGTGGAACCGCGGCGACCTTGTGCGCGGCTGCTTGACTGTGGGCGCTGGCATGGGACTGAGGTATTGGGCTTTCGGTCTGCTGTGAGAGGAAACGGACGGCATGGCCTTGTCGGGATGGCAATTTGCACCCGACGGGGCTTTGCCGTGTGGAGAAAATTTTGTAAATTTGAGATTATTTTAAAGACTAAAAAAAGAGATATATGATGATAGTATTAAGTATTTGGGCCTTCCTGCTGTTGGGAGGTTTCCTGTTGCTCACAGCGCTGCGCTTCGGCGTGCCCGACATGGTGAGCGGTGTGTATTATCAGCTTCAGCACACGACTGACAGCACGGTGCTGGGCGGAACAACGGAGCACAAGAGAGGATGGATCTTCTCGGTTGTTATGATCGTGTCGGCATTCCTCATGATGGTGTGCATGCTCGACACGGGGCAGGGGGTGCAGCCGATGGCCTTCTTGGGCTGCTGCGGCATGATAACGGTTGGACTGGCACCCCGCTATCTTAGTGAGGAGCAACGCGAGGTACACAGGTTTGGTGCTTGGGTAGCCACGGCAGGCTGCATATTATGGTGCATTACGGCATGTTACCCTGTTACGCTCGTTATAGCCCTCGCGTATCTTGCAGGAATGGCTTATGCAGGACAGAAGGACGACGGACGGGACGTGAAGGCGTTTTATTGGCTTGAGATAGCGGGCTTGGCAGACGTATTTCTGACGTATTGGACGGTGAGATTGTGTGGCTGATTGATGTATAACCAATAAACGAAAAGAACGATGAACGGATTGGTACCTGAACAGATGAGGCTGGTGTGGACGCTGCTGTGCTCTACCCTATTAGCTATTGTTGCGCCGACTGGCACTTTTTTGGCTGCCCTGACGTTGGCCTGCATGTTTAACGTGTGGGCAGGGATGAGAGCTGACGGCGTGAGCGTGATAAGATGCAAGAAATTTTCTTGGGACAAGTTTTTGAGGGCGCTGTATGAGTTTGCCGTTATCTTGGCCGTGATAGAGCTGATACGCGGCATAATGTATCTCTGCGGCGATGACGGCGTGAGCTTATATCCTGTGAAGATATTGACATACGCTGCCTGTATTATCTATTTGCAGAACGCGCTGAAAAACCTTGTGAAGGCTTACCCGAAGAACAAGATGCTGTGGGTGGTCTACCTGTTTATAAGATGTGAGTGGCGGAAAGCCCTGCCTGCAAACGTGGACGCTATGCTGGAGCAATATGAGCAACATGTGGCGCGGACGAACAGGGACTGCAAGGACTGCAAGAAAGGAAAGGAGGAGAAAGATGTGGAAGGTTAGTGAGACGCTGCTAAAGCACATAAAGGCTGCTGAGGGCTACAGAAGCAAGGCTTACCTCTGCCCTGCTGGACGGTACACCTGTGGCTACGGCCACACGAAGGGCGTGACGCGGAAGACGGTCTGTGACGCGGACAAGGCAGAACGATGGCTGCGCGAGGACCTGCAACCCGTTGAGAACTTTGTTAACGCCATTCATAACGTCAACACACAGGGGCGTTTCGATGCGATTGTGGACTTTGGCTTTAACGTGGGGCTGGGCAATTTGCGGTCGAGCACGCTGCTTAAGCTCATTCAACGGGGTGCTTCGGACAAGGAGATTTGCAGGGAGTTTAAAAAATGGGTGTATGCAGGAGGAAAGGTGCTGGACGGACTTGTGGCTCGACGCGGGTGGGAAGCCCAGCGATGGTGCGAAACATAAAGACATTGACAATGGAAAACTACGAGGAATTGTTCAGGAAGATGGTGGCTGCGCTCTTTGGGTGCGTGCTCTGCTGGCTTATAGGCCATCTGTTTGCGAGCTGTTCGCCGGGCCGACAGGTGACGGGCAGCTCTCACAGGATTGACACGGTGTATGCCGTGAAGACGGTGAGGGACACGGCACGGGTCAGCGACTCGGTGATTGTGAGGGTGACGGCGAAGGGCGACACGGTATATAAGACCAAAGAGGTGTGGCGAGAAAGAGAGAGGGTGAGGTGGCGCGTCGACACGGTGTATAAGGCAGCTGTGAGGACGGACACGATAAGGGCTCCTGTTGCGGCGGAACGGAAGGTGCCGTTGTGGGAGCGCGTGACCTACAAGATTGCTGACGAGCTGTGGAGCTTTACTAAGACCTTGGGACTAATAGGCCTTTTGATAGCGGCTGTGGCGTGGGCGCGTGGACGGTTGACGAGAAGAAAAGAATAAAGATAAATGCTTTTTTCATTATTTTTAAAAGGTTGTTAATTGTTAGGTTTTGGGCCTTTCCTGTCCGTGAGGATGGGAAAGGTTTTTGTTTTTGTGTGCGAGTGTTAAAAATACTCTTTTGGTGATTTTTTAACACAAAAAGTTTGCATAATATGCAAAAGATGATTATCTTTGTATTGTCAAAATAAATAAGTTATGAAATACTCGGAAAAAGAACAAGAACTGATTGAGGCTATCAGAAATTATAGAAAAGCCTACCCCAATGGTGCACGAGAACTTGAAATCTATATTATGGATTTAGTTTACGAACTGATGGAAAATGAATAACCAAAGCCCTCCCCTTTCGGGGGAGGGCATAAAAAAATATAAATATGGAATATGCAATAACAAAACAACAGACAACGGTGCGTCAGGTTCTGAGTGATGTCTATGAGGATATCAACTGGGCCTATCTTGCACAAAACTATTTTGGTAAATCACGGAGTTGGCTTTATCATAAGTTTAGCGGACGCAACAACGGAAAACCTGATGATTTTAGCGATGTTGACCGCGAACGTCTGAAAGATGCTCTCGTAGATATAGCAAACCGTCTGAAAACGACGGCCGACAAGTTATAAATACTTGTTTATTTTGACACTGGCCTCGGTACTTCGGTATCGAGGCTTTTCATGTACGCTCGTGCAAGAACAACGTATGGCCGAGCGCCTGGGTGAAATAACTGATATGGTGGCGATGGCTTACATTGCTAAGACATATTTCAAGAAGTCTCGCTCATGGCTCGCCCATAAGCTCAATGGCAATATAGTGAACGGCAAACCATCACAGTTTACCGAAGAAGAACTTAAAACGCTGCGCTTTGCCCTCAATGATATGGCGAGCAAACTAAGAGTTATGAGTGATTCATTATAGTCGTTTTTCTTTTCAAGATATCTGCCTCGGAGCTTTGGATTCGGGGCTGTTTATAAAAGACTATTAATGTGTTAAACGATTTTTTTAGTTTTAGTATGTTTTTTTATATATTTAAAGGTGGCTATGTCAAAAAAAATAGCTTACTTTGCAATAAGAAAGCATTAACAAACAAAAAGGAGGCAAATATATGTGCATTATTAATGACTTTACACATTTTGTTAAAAATGGGGTTTCTGTTTTGCGCCGTGCCTCTTCAGGTACTTACGAAGAGACTTCACCCGAGATTGAGACTTTGAAGCGCGAAATGTTCTCTACACCATCGAATCGTCACACCGATGTGGAGAACCTTAAAAAGGATCGTGACAATGTAGCTCGTGACGTGCGCACGGCATTTAATAATTTAGTTTTGAATAATGGCTAAACAATCGATCTCAATTAAAGACACAAAAATATCCAATGGTGGTGCTTATGGCAACCAGATAGAACAGACCGTGTCTGTAGATGATAACATATTACCAGCTCCTCAAGAGTTGGCAGAGTATCAACGAATAGAACCAAAGATTGTTGAATTCCTCATTAAGTCTTCAGAGCGTGAGCAACTTCACCGTCACAAACAAGACGAAAAGAAACTAAAAATACTGAGCTATAACGAACCACAAACTAATTACCACCAAGAGGTTTACCCCGCTGTTGTTCAATAAGTTGCTTAATGTTTAAATTTTATTTTTGCGGAAATGGTGCGGAAAAACATGCATGTTTCTTTACAACATGTTGTTTCTTCTCATCCATTCCTTGCCGTGCTTTGTCATCGAGAAGATGATGAACAATACACACGGAATGCCTATTGCCATAAGACCGATGTAATCTGCCATAACTATTTCCCCTAAAGGCTGTTAAGCCATTTTTTCCCCGATTTGGTGTATGACCAAACGACAAGACCACCACTTATAACAGCCATGATTACCAAAAAAGCTTCTAATGTTCCCATCTTATTTGTTTTTTAAAATTCTATATCCAAAGATGGCAAAGCACACGGAGACGAAAGTGCCGTAGCCTACAACCATCCAGTTTACTGCATTATATTCGTTGGCGAACAGAGGCACAAATCCACCTAAAACGATGGCTGTAAAAACAAGTTTTGACAGGTCAAAGAAATATTTTGCTAAAGTTTCTTTTACCGTCTTGTCCCAACTGCGCGCCTCCTTCTTTTCTTCTTGTTGTTTACTAAAGTTTCCCATTGCAAATATAGCTTGTTTTACTTGAAGCTCATGCACATTATAACTCTATAAACGCCGTTGACGTTTTCAAGGTTCACCTCAAAGGGTGGATATTTGGGGTTGATGCTTTCGCAGAGCACCGTGTTGGGGTCGTTGGTGGGCATGAGTCGCTTGATGACGATGCCGTTGCAGGTGTTGAGCACATAGACGCGCCCCCATTCAAGGAAAGCTCGCTCATTGACCTTCTTTATGAACACCTGGCTGTCTGAAGGATATTCAGGCTCCATACTGTCGCCAGATATCTTGATGGCCATGTCGATGTCTTTTATCGGCGATATCACCGTTTCGCAGTCGTCGCGCTTTACGGCAAGGTTGAAGTCGTTTAATGAACCACCAAGAGCCGAGATAGGAACTAAAGGCACTTTATAAGCCTCATCGTCTGTCACACGTTCATTTTTAACCGATGGTTGAGAGTCAACACTTGATGAGGCTTTCAGCATGTCGCCTTCGCCTGTCATTAGCCACTTAATATTGAACATGTTGTCAAAGGCTACGTTGAATCTTTCTAGAAAATTATCTGTTAAGAACTTGCTATCACCGTTAAGTGCAGCTGTTACATTAGGACGAGATGCGTGCATTATGTTTGCAACATCTGTTTTTGTATGCACTTTACCAATAGATCTAAGATGCTCATAAGCCTTTGTAATACACTTATGTTTTACGTTTTCTTGCATCATAATACATATAAGTCTTAATTAGTGTTAATATAATACACAAATGTCTTATATAATTTTGTTGTAATACAAATGTGTCTTATCTTTGCAATCGAAATCATTAATACATTTGCAAATATACAAAATGTTTTTGATTTGGCAAGTAGAATATAAAATAAAAAAAACGAACAATATGACAAAAGAAGGATATACGAAGCTCACGGGTATGAAACCGACAGACGAAGAGTTTGAAATCATCAACGGGCTGTGTACGGTATTGACAGAATTGTCAAGAGCCTTTTCTAAGATTGTTAATAAAGAGGACTGTAAGAAGTTTGGCTTGGGAGACTATACACCTATAACCGAAGGAGGAGCTTGTATGATGTACGGCAAGGGTGAAGATAGAAACTTTGTTTTCATGGTAGGATTTATCTACATGTTCCTGATTGCTTTATTACCAGACAGGAGTGACGACTCCTTTAAAAGCTTTGAACGTGAAAATTTGGTGGCTCAACGCATGTTGGAACGAGATTATAAGCTAAGCCTCGACGACAGAAAATTATTGCTGGAAAAAGCCAAGGCAGCAGCAAAGAACATAACAAATAAAGATTGAAGATATGACAAAACAGGAATTTACGGAGCTCACGGGCATCAACCCGACAGAAGAAGAGTTTGACAGAATACATGAACTGTACATGGCAACAGGCGCCGAGATGGACAAGCAAAGCTTTTGCGCTGCTTACAAGAGCTGCAAAGACATGACCCTCGTCAACGCGTTGTACCACAGCCTGGCGTTCAGCATCAACAGGCTGAGGGAAGAACGGGACCGCATTGAGAAAGAACGGAAAGAGGATAGAAAAAAGCTTGAAGATCTTTGGGAGAAGACAGATGAAGCGGTTTTCAACATATTGAAAATGTCAGAAGACGCTCCTGATGAGAACCATGCCATTTTGAACAGTATTGCTGTTTCCTTGGTAGGCAAATTTGAGGTATGCATGGCTAAATTAGATAGAGGTTATGTCATGGACGCAGAAGAAAGAGAATATTTCTATGATAAAATAGCAGATCTAAGAAATAAATGTGAAGGTTTTGAATAAGAAGAAAACAGATAATATGATGGCAAAGAAAAGAGGACGTTACAAGCCGCGGAAAGACTGTCTGAAAGCAATGTTCCGCGGCATAGCAGAGGGCGACATAAAGACCCTCGCCATAAAGGACACCAACGTGTCGTCGCTAAGAACGATAGCCGGCAGCCTTAACGCGGAGGCCGGCTACCAAAAATACAGAGTATCAGTGGACACCCTTCTGGGTAAAGTAAGAATAGCTAACAACGTGTAGAACATGAACATCAGCCTAACAGACTTTCAGCGATTGGTGACGATAGCCGTTGACGCTGGCATACAAGGATTCCTGAAAAGCAGGGAGCCGCAGACTGACCGCATAAAGCAGAGCGAGGCAAAGAGGTTTCTCGTGGAAAGGGGCTATCAGGCGACAGCGCTGAAACGATGGGTTGAGGCTGGCTTGGTTACGCCCATAAAGAAGGGGAAGGCCCGCAACGCCGCCGTGTGGTATTCGCTTACAGAGATAAAGAAGGCATGGCTCGTTGTGGAACTTAAAAAGAAAGACAATGATAATAGCTAAACCCGACGTGAACCCCGAGGGCTTCTACAACCTGTCACAGGCTGCCAAGGCACTGCATATAGACAGACACACCATGGCAAGGTATGCAGCCCAGGGATACATCCATTTTAAAAGACGAAAGCTCGGACGGGTGCGTGTGACGACGGGAGCCGAGATTATCAAGTGTTGGAAAATGATTTATCATCAATAAAACGGCGTGTTACGCCAATAAAAAGGAAAACAGTATGGAAAAGATAGTAAAGAACTGGCGTTATTGGCTCATGGGAGCCGTCGCCCTGCTGGCTGCGCTTAACATCATAGCCCTGCCATCGCCGAGAGAAGAACATTTCTGGCTGATCTTCATCGGCTCAAAGGTTGCAGCCTTGGTGTTGTTGCACATGGATGTGCGCCTGTTTGTGTGGTTTGCCAGACACCGGAAGATCGACGACATACTGCTTGTCGAGGAATGACGGATATAGGATTATGATTACATAATTTTGTTTGTTATAATAAAAGAACACGAAGAACCCAAGCGTGGGAAGGAAAGATTTTTTTTCATCTTTAACTTTAACCATATTAGTGTTTGAAAGAATGTTGAGGCTGCCTGTGAAGGTCGCCTTGACAAACGGGGATGCCGGGCGCGGCACGGATAGAGCGCAAAAAGCGTAGGAAATTAGGGCAAGCGTGGTTCGACTCCACGCATCCCCACTTTCGTAAACGGTTTTCAGATAGTGTTTTTTTAGATTGAAGATTGATAGGTTGAGGCTGTCTGTGAAGATCGTCTCGCCAAACGGGGATGCCGGGCGCGGCACGGATAGAGCGCACAACGTTTGGCCCAAGCATGGTTCGACTCCATGCATCCCCTCGAGAAATTGTTTATTTAATTATTTTTAAAGAAGCCCAGGCGTGGGCAATGTTTAAGGTTTTTAGTTGTAAGTAGCAGCTACCTGTGAAGGCAGCAGTTCCTTTAAAACTCATATAAAAGTAAATATGTGAATTAATTTTGCTAAAACGTTGAGGCTGCCTGTGAAGGTGGCCTTGACAAACGGGGATGCCGGGCGCGGCACGGATAGAGCGCAAACAAGAGCTTAGCGAAGCTCTGGAGCTGGTTTTTCAGAAGCGTGGTTCGACTCCACGCATCCCCACAAACGGCCATACGGCCCTTTATAACGACAAGAGGACCTGTCGGTCCGCAGCAGAAAAAAAAGACACGGCAGACGGCTTTGAAACGGCTCTCTCGCCAATTATTCATTTAAACATCAAACAATATGGGAAAGAAAAGTGTTGAGGCTAACTCAAACGACAAACAGTGTGAAAACGACACCATCGTTATTGAACGTTTCTCCAAGAAACGATACGAGACATACAAGGCTAAAGGCATACCCTTCCATGTAGTTTGCGGAAGTGGCCGCCTTTGCGAAGTCAAGACTTTCGACTGTGGGGTCAACCATGACCAGGCGTTAGTAGAAAGCCTCTGCAAATTTCTCGGAAAGGATGATGTCAGCACCTTCTACGCCAACCAAAAGAACGGCAGCACACAATTCTCGGGAGGAAAACTGTCCATCTACCGTGGTCCGTGGTTCAAGCGTAACGACCTTGTTGTAAAGACTATTGACGGATGTGTAGGACGCACGATCTTCTTCTGGCATGGCATAAATCCAAAAGACAACATGTTATTTGCCCATTGGGAAGCTTATTCGCCTTATGACGATTTTCACGATTCAGAGTTTTGCCCATGCACATCAGGCGGCGATTTAACATACAATCTTCCGGGCGGTGGAAAGAGCGATTACCACTTCCGTCTCGCAACAGACAAGGATATTGCCGACTATCGCAATGCGCTTCGTGACCATCGTATCGCATGGGATGTTGACGGACGCTTCTATCACTATCCTCATGTAGGAGACCACTACTACGAGATCTTCTTCAATCATGGAGTAGCCGACTTCCGAGAATGTGTTTTGGAGAGCGAGGACACACGCCCCGAAATATCACGTCTCATAATGAAGTGCGACCTCGACGTACATCTTGAACTAAGAGAGAAACGTGTCAGAAAGCGCGTAGATGGAATAAACAAAGCCCTTGGGCTTAAAGAATAGCAAAACAACAAACAATATGGGGGAAAATAATCAACAACGCCTTGCGTCATCGGCGTGCAACAGGACGCACTTGCATGCATCTGCTTTCTTTAGCATGCAATTGCATCAAACGTTTGCAAATGCAAACACAAAATGCTTTTGCATGCTTTTGGATAGACTTGAAAACGGATAAGAAAAAGAACTTAAAACCGCAAGAATTATGGAAAAATCTTTCATTCTCTACGCATCATATTATGACATTCTATCAGGTCTGAATGATGGAAAATTAGGAAAATTGTTGCGTGCTTTGTTTCTTTACAACCGCGAAGAAGAGGTTGAAAAGCTGCCTCCAGACATACAGATGGCGTTCTCTTTCATAAAACGTGATATGGATGCTAACCGCTTGAAATACAAGGAGACATGCGAACGGAGAAGGGAAAGCGCAAACAAGAGATGGGGCAAAGAAAAAGAAGCAGAAGACGATGCAAACGATGCAAACAATGCAAATGTATGCAAAAGCATGCAAACGATGCAAAAGCATGCAAATGGATGCAAGTCGATGCATAATGATAATGATGATGATATAATAAAAGAAGAAGCTAAAGCTTCTAAGAAAAAGGGCAAGCCTTTTTCAGCGGCAGCGGCGGCAAGCTGTTCTGATTGTCCTGATGAAGAAAAGCGTGAACCTTTGGATCCGATGTTTGTAGACATACAGCAGCATTGGAACGACAAGTGTAAGGAGAGCGGCAGCGCCATGCGTCGCCTGACGATAGTGACGAAGAACAGACAGCTCCTGATCATGCAACGGGTGAAAGAGCATGGGGGCGATGCTGCTGTGGTTTACCGGGCGATAGACAACGCCATGAAGAGCGACGTGCTTAACGGAAGGAAAGGCAGCGGCTGGGTGGCCAACTTCGACTGGATGATGAAGCAGGACAACTTTGCCAACGTGCTTGAAGGTGTGTATAACGACGAAAACAAAAAGCCGCAGACAAGCAACGCCAAAAGCTGCAACACAGACCCTTCGCTTGACGAAGCTATCAAGGAGGCTGTTGAGGCTAAAGAAGAAACGCCAGAAGACAAGCAGCGGAAGCTCGCGCTGTCATACATCGAAAGGGTGGAGCGTGAGCCGAACGAAAGGCTTAACGGTCTGCTCAGGATGATGCAGAAGAACGGCACGCTTGAGAGGCTGGGCATAGAATGGAAACCTAAAGCTGTATGAACAACATGAAGAAAACACCGTCGCTTTGTGAAACGTGCCAAAACGTACGCAACTGCATAAACGGACGTTACTGCTTAGCGTTGCGCCGTTATGTGCACCACGTCACAGCACAAACGTGTGACAGCTTTAAGCAAGAAACAGAACAAATACAGACAAAAGATGAACAAAGAGGATTGTTGCAGAATATTCTGCATTGATGATATAATGGATCTTCCTCAGACGGTCATGGATGTTGTGATGGGCGACAGAAAACAGCGAAACGCGGTTTACAAAGAGCTGCTCTCAGTGAACCACCATGACATGAGCTTCGACTGGTTCCGTCAGCTGTACGAGGAAGAGTTTGCTCAGCGCAAGAAGCAAAAGCAAGATTTCACTCCCGTTGAGGTGTCTGAGCTTGTGGCAAAGATTGCATTGCCTGATGCCGGCACCATACATGAACCCACAGCGGGTACAGGCGGCCTTATAATAAGCGCATGGTGGGAGCAATGCCAACGTGTTATACCGTGGGAGTATTTCCCCTCACAGCACATGATAACAGTTTGGGAGCTGTCTGACAGGGCTATTCCTTTGCTGCTGCTTAACCTCAGTATTCGTGGCATAATGGGCTATGTCTATCATGGCGACGTGCTTGAACGCACGGTTAAAGCACGGTACATCTTGCTTAACAGAGAAAACGATGCTCTCGGCTTTAGCGATGTTATCATTGCTCGCCCTGGCGATCATATTGTTGAACAATAAAAGAAAACAAAGGAGGTAGTAAAATATGACTTTTTTTGAGGTTTATGACCTTTGGCTCGAAGAACATAAGCCAGAGGTGAAAGTAACTACATTTGCTGCATACAAATATGTCCGCAAAACGTTTGCAAGAGTTATTGATGAAGATGCTGATATATGCACTCTTGATGAGGCTAAGATGAGAGAGGTTTTTGAGAGATTTCTTGAGTTCGGCATGAGTAACAATTATCGGTCAGACATGCTGATGGTATTTAGAATGGTGATGCGCTACGCTTCTCGGAATTTAGGTATACAAAACATTCCGTCTATTGACTGGCGAGTGAAAAACATTGTAAAACGTAGCTGCAACACTACAAGACAACGCGTCAAGAGGTTTACAATCGATGAATATGAGCGTATAGTCAAAACGTTTGAAAACAATCCTTCCCCTAGTGGGCTTGCCGTTATTGTCACGATGTTTACAGGTATGCGCATAGGCGAGGTGTGTGGTTTGAAATTCGCAGACATTGACTTTGATGAGGGTGTTATACACATTCAACGAACATGTGTTAATATTACAAAGGCGGTTCAGAAAATGTATCATCCAGACGAGGAAATTAAAACGTCTTGCCGTCTGCAAGTTCCGAAGAGTGTTGCTTCGGACAGATACATCCCTATAGTTCCTAAGCTAAGAAAAATACTGCAGAACTATGCGCGAATCTATCCAGCTGAATATTTTTTAGCTACATTGGCAGATAAACCTACTAGTACGCGAACGTTAAGAGAATGGTATAAGGACCTGCTCAAAAAAGCCAACGTGCCATATCTTAACTATCATTGCTTGCGTCACACATTTGCCACACAGATGATTGAGAAGGGCGTAGATGTGAAGACAGTGTCGTCAATACTCGGCCATTCTGGGGTGGAGATAACGATGGATACTTACTGTCATCCATCGGATGATGTGAAACGCGCAGGCATTCAAAAAGCGTTCAAAGGATTACTAAAATAATTTTACAAATACAATTTCTGAAAGACAACGATATGAGCAAGATGGTGGATAAAGTCAAGGAGGTCATAAAGGCTCATCTTGACGCGATGGCACAGAAAGACGCATGTTTCGCCGAGAGATATGCCAACACCGACAAAAACATAGACGAGTGTATGGACTATATCTTGAGCGAAGCGAGAAAGAGAGGAAGTACTGTGTACATGTCTGACCAGGAGGTTTTTGGTATGGCGGCACACTACTACGAGGAAGACGGCATCAAGGTTTCGAAACTGCCTTCTTCTGTGAAGGCAACGGCGACGATCAATGATGATCCTGCGGAACTGACCGATGAGGAAAAGGCCAATATAAAGAAAGAGGCTGTTGAGGCTTACAGGCAACAGTGTATGGAAGCGGAAGCAGCTGCCGTCAAGAAACGTGAGAAGAAACGCCGGGAAGCCAAACAAAACGCCATGGCTCAGGAACAAAGCGGTTATGTCGGATCATTATTCGGATAGCCGTATGAGACCACGAAATAAACAAGAGCGGCAGGTGGTAGCGCTGAGCGCTTCGCTGCCTGATGTAACGCCTAAGCAAAGACAATGGGCCATCAACGCTTGCTTTGACAAGATTGGCTATGTCACGAAGAAAGAGCTGTGGTGCTCACAGTGTGGCACGGTTCATGACATGACGTCTGGCGAATTCAGTAATGCAACGGACAATGGAGAGCTTGTCTGCCCACATTGCGGGACAAAGCTCAAGTTGAAAAACAGCAACAAATGTAAAATTTTGGAACGCTGCTATTTTACGGTTCTGACGACTTGTCAGGGGGTTCAGGTGTGCCGACATTTCATCATCGAAAAAAAGGCGTGGAAAACAAACAGCAACATCAACGTTGACCATGCACCTGAATACAGCATCGATGAGGCTGTACAGAACTGGATCTTTGAAGACGGGACAGAATGCATCATGGCACGCCCTTGTATGCAAAACCCTTACTACTACGACAAATGGGACTTTGAACGAGATATGAGCATAAAACGTAAGGACATGTTCCCGTCTTATTCTGCTCCTGACAAATATGACATAAACACAGCGTTTGTCTATCCTTATCGAAGAGTGTTGCCTGTCCTTCGGCGCAACGGCTTTACAATGCGCTTCAATGCGCTGTCGCCAAATGAGGTCATGAAGCTTGTGTTGACTGACAGGGAGGCCGAGATGCTAATCAAAAACAGGCAATACGCGCTGTTGGAATATAAAAGAAAGCGTTTGTACAAAGAGTTCAGCATGCCTTATGCCCACAGTGTGCGGGTGGCTATCAGAAACAAGTATATCGTCAAGGATGCGTCTATGTGGTACGACTACCTCGATCTTCTGTCATACTTTCATCTCGACACGCACAACGCCCATTATGTATGTCCTGCAAATCTTAAGCAAGAACATGACATCCTGCTAAGACGCAAACATCGCGTAGTGAGACAACGTCTGATAGAACAGAAACGCAAAGAAATAGCGCAATGGGAGGTTCTGTACCGGAAGGAAAAGGAACGGTTCTTTGGTCTATGTTTCGCCGACGACAATGTGTTTGTCAAGGTTATACAATCTGTGGCCGAGATGGAAGAAGAAGGTGACAAGATGCACCATTGCGTGTTTACCATGGACTATTATAAAAAGACCGACAGCCTTATCCTCTCGGCAAGAAGCGTGACCGACGGTGCACGGATAGAGACGGTGGAGGTGTCGTTGAGATCGTTTAAGGTGGTGCAGAGTCATGGGCTGCAAAACAGCTACACTCCATACCACGATGAGATAATAAAACTTGTAGAGAAAAATATGGACATTATAAAAAAAGCAGTGTAAGAATGGAAAATGTATGTGAGACATATTTCCTCGACGTGACGTTTGGCAGCGTCTACTTTAACGTTGTGGATGGCAGCGTTCAATGTCGAGGCCGCGACACAAAGGTGTCGCCAGACAAGCTAAACGAGTTTCTTGCAATAGCCAAGGAGCTTGGACTGAGAACAGGTAAAATTTAAACTGATAACATATGGTACAGCCAAAAGTTTTCATATCGGCACCCGTGACAGGCCGTGACCGAGAAGAGAGGGAACGATTCTTTCAACAAGTGGAGCAGAACCTGAAAGATTTAGGATTTTTTCCTGTTAACCCGATGAAGAACGGTGCTCCATCTACAGCGAAACATGCAACGCACATGAAAGCGTCTCTTAGAAAGCTGCTCTGTTCTGACTATTACATCCAGGCTCTTGACAGCGTTGGCTCGGCAGGATGTTTTGTTGAGGAACAGATAGCTGAGGCTTGCGGAATTGAATATATCGGTTCCATTCACAGCTATGGAAAGGTCTGCCTAAACAGCCATGGTAAAAGGGTGAGCAAAGCAGTTAAACGCTTTGTGCAAGAAGTACAATAAAAAAAGAAGACAAAATGAACAGACCACTTATTTACAGCCTTGAACAGAAAGAAAAGCAGATGAAGCGGATAGACCGCTGCTGTTCTCTCTACTATCTGATGATGGGCTCAAACTATAACACCGTGCAGACGGCAATGGTGGACGCGCGAGAAGCTATCGCGAAGACACCATTGTTCAGACACGAGACAAAGCGATGCATAAGACAGGCATTGCGTCAATATGAGGTGCTAAACAAAAAGATCGAAAGCGTGTTAGGTAACAAGTTTCAGCTGTGGCTCGACACAACAGACCGCGCCGACGAGATCTTTCAACCTCATGTCTTTAAGCTTTACATGGCAATAGACTCGTATCTGCTGAAATATGGTGCGCCGAATCATCATGCCATTGCAAAGATGGAAACGGCGCGTATAATGGCCGACATAGCTCACGAAACCTTTGTGAGTCTCTTCGCTTATTTCAGAAAGATCTTAGGGTTTGACCTCTCACGCATGTTTGCAAGTGGCGACTTTGCAGACATCTTGGCGTGGTGGAACAGAGCAACAAAGCCGCTGCTGAGTGCACCAGGCATTGCCGACATCAACCTTAACAAAGATCCAAACATTGTGCTTGCTGTTGACATCTTGATAAAGAAAACGCAAGATTATAACATCTTGAACGATGCAGGAAACTATGCGTTGCACCAAAACCGTGACGTGTGGCATCTTCTTGACAAAGAAGACCGCATGCGGCTGGAGGCTGGGTTGGACATTGCGGGACCGGAAGAGAAGGCAGAAGAAGAAAACATAATGGAACTCACAAAACAACTTGTAGACAAATATGATTGTAGACATGACAAATGTTGATGTGGTGATAGGCATCGATCCCGATAATGCGAAGAGTGGTGTCGGGATCGTGCACAAGGCCACAGCAGAGGTGCAGACACAAACAGCAACGTTTAGTGAGCTGCTGTCCTTACTAAAGGACAAACAAGAGACCGGCACACGCTTTGGCGTGGTGATTGAAGGAGGCTGGCTGACAACAAGCAACTGGCACACAACGTCACGAATGACAGCACGCAAGGCAGCAGCCATAGGCCGATCTGTCGGGATGAACCACCAGACAGGCATATTGCTGACCGAGATGTGCGAGGCTATGGGCCTGAAACACTATGTCGTTCCTCCTTTAAGGAAATATTGGCGAGGTCCCGATGGCAAGATTACACAGAAAGAACTGCAATGTGTTGTCGGAGACAAGAACAAGTTGCCCCGCATGTCGCAAGACCAGAGAGACGCGGTGCTTTTAGCTTGGGTTTATTCAGGGTTATCATTGACATTTAAAAGCAGGATATAATATGGCAAAGGACAAGGACTATAGAAAGCTGATACACACAACACGGTGGTTGAGGCTAAGACGTGACAAGCTAAGCGACTTCCCGCTGTGTGAACGTTGTGAACAAGAGGGAAGAGTGACGGCTGCTACAGAGGTGCACCACATCATACCTGTGGAGAACGGACTGACACGGCAAGAGAAGGAGCGTCTGATGTATGACTATACCAATCTGAAGGCGCTGTGCCATGACTGTCATGTGAAGACGCACACAGAGATGGGACGCTGCGGAAAAGAACAAGCGAAAAGCAGGGCGAAGAATCACCTCTTAAGGTTCGTCGAAAAATTTATGACTTGACATCATGACACCCCGGGGGTGGCTTTTTTTAATCGGGGGTACCCCATGCTAAACCTCGCCACCTCCCATTTCCACACGCGGGTAATTTTTTGGGCCGTGGGGGATTTTGGGGCAAAAAAATGAGGGCAAAAATGTGACACATGTGACACTATAAAAAAAGACGCGGAATGGACGTAAAAAAGACGAAATTCCTGAAAGCATTGTCTAAAGCCTACGGCATCATTGCACCTGCATGTAATGCCGTAGGCATATCTCGTTATACCTATTATCGCTGGTACCATGGAGACAAGGAATTTAGAGAGAAAGCAGACGAAATAGCAGAAACACAAATTGATTTTGTTGAAAGCAAGTTGATGCAAATGATTGAAAATAGCGATGCGTCTTCTGTTATTTTTTATCTTAAAACAAAGGGAAAGAACCGCGGCTATAGTGACAAGGTTCAGCAGACGGTTCCCGATCCGTCGCCATCGGGCACATCGTTACAGCTGCAAGACGGCAACAAGACAGGAAAAGGCCGAAAGATTGTTGAACGTAAGGTGAAGAACAAGAAAGATTATATCGTCAAGTTGTTAAAGGCACAAGGGAAATACACAGCAGAGCTCACTTACCAAGTGGAGATAACGGCAAGGCTGTTGGTGCGTGCGGATATGCTTTATGACGAGATTTTGTCTGAGGGTCATAAGGCAGTAAACATAGAATACAGCCGAGAGGGTAACGAGCGGGCAACGATAAACCCAAAGGAGAAACTCTACCTTGATGTGTCTGAAAAGGCACAGAAGGCCCTAAGGGCATTGGGTATGAACACGGAAAGCAAGGAAAGAAAAGCGGACAATGACAACTTTAATGAATTTTGGGCGGCTATGAAGGAGGATGCTGAATGACAGAGGAAGAGAGAAAACAATGGAGGGAATACAAAGGGAATGTTGTGGAAGAACTGCAAAGGAACAGCAGTGTATACGCCACGAAATTTTACGATGTGCTCGTCGAGACCGACAAGCGCATCTGCGATTATGTGTTTAGCGTCATTGACAATCCTGAAGCTCACAATCTTTACGAGATATTGGGTGTGCGCCGTTTCTTGAAGATGCTCGACAAATATGAGTGGAAAGCAAAGAGGGTGCGCCGTTTCTTTAAATTCTATGAGACGATAAGATTTAGCGGTTTAAGAGGGAGGACACGTTATAAGCTGACTCCTGTACAGGCTTATCAGTTTGCGAATATCTATGGTTTCGCCAGATCTGACGGTCGCCGCCTGATAAGGACAGCTTACCTCTTCGTTCCGCGCAAGTTCAGCAAGACAACCTCATGTGCTGCCATGGCGGTGTACGACATGCTTTTTGGCGACAACAACGCACAGGTTTATGTCGGCGCAAACAGCTATGATCAGGCAAAGATATGCTTTGACGAGATACGAAATATCATGTTTGATATCGATCCTCGCGAAAAACATTTTAAGGTTAACCGCGAAAAGATCACGTTTAAAGATCATGGCCGTGACAGCTTGATTCAATGTTTGACAGCCAACGCCAAGACGAAAGACGGCCTCTTTGCTTCGCTTGTCATCATGGACGAATATGCCCAGGCACGAAATACGGCAGGGCGTAACGGTGCAGACCTGAAGAACGTGCTCACAACCTCGATGGGACCCAGAAGGGAGCCGTTGACCATCGTGATCACTACGGCAAGCGAGGTGGTAGACGGCCCTTTTGCCCATGAACTGGAGGGTGTAATGGCGGTGCTGCGTGGCGAGGCAGAGAGTGACACCATGTTTGCCTCGCTCTTCATGCCGGACGTTGACGATAAAGAAGATGATCCGAAAACATGGGCTAAGGTACAGCCGCATCTGGGCATAACGGTGCAGAGCGACTACTATGAAAACGAGTGGCAGAGTGCACAGCTGTCAGCAGAAAACATGTTGGCCTTTCGTACCAAACTGCTCAACGTCTTCACCATCAACGATGAGAAGACATGGTTTAGTCATGAAAAGGCGCAAGAACTTGTAGGAAATTTCTCAATTGACAACGTGCAAGGACGGCCAGACTGCGCCGTGGCCTTTGACTTGTCGGTGCATGACGACTTTAGCGCCGTGTCTTACACCATTTACCTCTCAAGCACAAAGAGTTTTTACACGCATACCGACTACTATTTTCCCGAAGGTTCTCTTAAAGGACATCCTAATGAGCAGCTTTATAGATTGTGGAACGAAAAAGGTTATCTTAACTTCTGCAAAGGTAAAAAGATAGACACGGCATTAATAACGGAAGATATCATAAGGCGTTCAAAACTTGTAAACATCGTGCGTATAGGCTATGACGCATACAAGGCACAAGAGCTGACGAGCATCTTAAAGTCGGTGGGCGCAAGGAATGTTCTGACACCATTTAGTCAGACCTACGGAAATTTTAACCTTCCTGTCGAGAGTTTCGAGATGTTGGCATGGAGTGAGCCACCGAAAATTATGATGAATAATAACCCCATCAACATCTTCTGTCTTGAAAACTGTGTTATAGATACCGACAACCTTGAAAACAAAAAGCCAATAAAACTGTCGCAATATCGGAAAATAGATGGTACCATTACCATGCTAATGACGTTAGGGTTGTTGTACACTTTTGAGCGGTAGTTATTGAAAATAATAGCCTAAATATTTGCAAAGTACAAAAAAATGTAGTACCTTTGTATTGTTAAAAAATTAAAGACGTTATGAAGCAAAAGAAAGATTTAATGGAGTTAACACCCGAAGAAAGAGAACTCATCGAAGCAGTTAGGAATTATAACAAATCTTATCCTGATGGTTATCCGCAACTGCTACTGTACGCACAAAGGCTTTTCGATAATATGCTTCGACAGCCTTACTAAAAAGCAAACAACGCCCCTCCCGAAAGGGAGGTGGCTTAAAGATACACAAATAAAGTTTAAAGCAATGGAAATAGTAATGAATAAACCTGTTGTTATTAACGACATGAAGAAGAAGATGGCTGATATTATGCTATCAATATCATGGCGCGATTTTGCCAACACATATTTTCAAAAATCTTCATCATGGTTTTATCACAAAATGGATGGAATAGACGGTAATGGCGGTAAGGGTGGTTTTAATGAGGATGAAGCCGAGCAGATGCGCGGTGCCTTAATAGATCTTAGTGACCGCATACGCCGTGCGGCTGAAAGCATTTAGAGCAACTAATGTGCTTTAATTTTTTAACACTCTGCCTCGATACTTCGGTATCGGGGCTTTTTGTTTTTGTTGGTTAATAACGGAAAGCAAATAAAAATAAATTCTTAAAAAAACCAAATTTATACCATGATGTGCCATGATGTGCCATAATGTGCCATGCCGACGCAGTTGCGCATTTTTTTAAACATAAAAAAATGCCTAATTTTATGCTAAAAAGTATAGTCGATGGGATTTTGGCAAAACATAATAAATCTTTTTAAGCGCAGCAACGAGACTGACAGCACAACGGAAGCGTCTTCTTCAACGGGGCCGCGAACGGGCGATTATACCCAATTTTTCAGCTACTTTGGTTCTGGTCATTCTGCTTTGTCTGTAGCAACTGTTTACAGATGTGTGCAGCTGCTTAGTGAGAGTGTGGCTAACTTGCCGTTGCAATATATGCGTCTCAAGGGCGACATTTATGTGGAAGACAAAAGCAGCCGACTTCATTACCTGTTGAATGTGCAGCCCGACTACACAAAATCGGCCTTCGATTTTTGGAAGGAGGTTGTGGAGAATGTCCTGCTTGACGGCAATGCTTATATTGTGCCGATATACAGCGTAGTGACGATGGAGGTTGACCGCTTGGTGCTTTGTGGCCGCCACACGGTGACACATAACATCTACGACGACACCTACACCGTGTGTGACACGGTGAACGGAGTGAACGATGTGTATGACGAGGCGAACATCATACACATCAAAGGGCATACGAAAAACGGCAAACAGGGTGTGAGCGTATTGGAGTATGCACGACAAACTATAGACATCGCCATGACGGGTGATCGAGAAACTTTGAAGCGATTTTCCAATGGCGGCAACGTTAGAGGCATCATAAGCAACGACAAGACGGTAACAGGCTTTGGTGAGTATCAAGATGATGAGCTTGACAAGACAGCAGAAAACGTAGACAGCCGCTTTCAGCGCGGAGAGCGAATCGTTAGTCTGCCCGGGCAGGTTGATTTCAAGCAGATCTCTTTGTCTTCAACAGACATGCAGTTCTTGGAGAGCCGTAAGTTTACGGTGCGTGACATTTGTCGCTTCTTTGGCGTTCATCCCTCATTTGTGTTTGACGATACAAGCAATAACTACAAGAGCGCTGAAATGGCCAATGTCGCTTTCCTTAGCAACACTCTTAACCCGCTGTTGAGAAACATAGAGAACGAGTTTCTGCGAAAGCTTATAGCTCCATCTCTCTGCTGCAAGCGGAAATTTGAATTCGACAGACGTGCTCTCTATTCGAGTGACCTTGACAGCAAGGTGAAATATCAGACGGCGACAATAGCTGCTGGCATCTACACCGTCAACGATTGGCGACAGATAGAAAACAGACCCCCGATAAAAGGGGGCGACAAAATTCTTGTGTCGGCCAATCTGCGTGACATCAACGACAACAACGCCGTAGCGGCAACAACAAAAAAGGAAGAAAAGAAGGAGGAAAAAGAAGATGGAAACGAAGGATAAAGTGATAAGAAGATGTGTGTGTACGCCTACAGAGCTACACATACGAGAGGCGGCAGAGGGCGAGGCTCCCAGCCGCACAATTACAGGATATGCCATATTGTTTAACGTGCCGTCTGCCCCGTTGTGGAGCGACGAGGACAGTGAGGCCAGGGAGGTGATAGCCCCTGAAGCAGTCACAAAAGAGTTTTTGGATGGTCAGGACATCAAGATGACAATGTTCCATGACAGTCATTCGTTACTTGCCCGAAGCAACAAGGGTGGCGGCACTTTATCGTATACAGTTGACGACAAGGGCGTGATGTTTGAATTTACTGCCCCCAATACCGTTGACGGTGACAAGGCTCTCGAGCTGGTGCGGCGTGGCGATATAAGCGGGTGCAGCTTTGCTTTTACAACCCACTACTTTGACAGCGATTTCGTTGAGCGTCAAAGTAAGGTAGCGGCCAACGGTGTGAACAATATAACGTATAGAGTGAAGGCCGTTACAGGCATTTATGACTTTACGCTGGCTGCAAATCCTTACTATCCAGACACAAGCGTAGAGGTGCGTGAACTAACGGCTGAGCTAAAGCGTGAGCAACAGTCTGCTACAGAGCCGACTGTAGAAGAGAAAGAAAGAGTGATGCGGCAGTTGCGTGAAATGCGTCACGCTGCCAAACTTAAGATGTTTAATATTTAATTTCAAAGAGAATGAAGAAAGAAAAAGAAAAACTGCAAGTTCGCGATCTGATAGACAAGTTCCAGCAGAACTGTGATCGTATCACAGCAATAGCGGACGCATGCGAGAAGGAGCAGCGTGAGCGCAACGAAGCCGAGAACGCCGAGTTTGAGGCTATTACCCGCGAGAACCAGGTGCTCCAGATGAAGATGCAGGCCGCGACAGCTGAGCATCTGCGTGAGAACCCAAGCGCACAGGATGATGCCATCAGGATCATCCGCGAGAACGCTGCAAGCGGACAGCGCACAGAGATCATGTTCCTGCGCGACATGATGATGGTGCAGGATGTTGCCAAAGGTGCCATCGTGCCTCTTAACATTCAGGATATACTGAAGCCTCTACAGGAAGGTTTCATCTTGGACAAGGTCGGTCTCCCCATGCCTACGGGTTTGGCAGGTGACTTTGTGTGGCCGATGTACGAGATGGTAGAGGCAGAGCTGGCCGGTGAAGGTGCTGAGCTTAGCGACACGAAGATTCCATTTAGCAAAATGACAGCAGCTCCTGAGCGCATTGGCATCGCCATTCCTGTGTCTAATCAGTCGCTCAATCAGACACAGGGCCTTCTCGCAACAATTGTGCAGGAAGTGATGCCATTGGCTATCCGCCTGCTGCTTAACAAAATCGTTTGTGGTGTAAACAAGGTAAACAACGCCACCAATCTCGTAGGTCCATTTGTTGGCTTGAAGGACAACCCTGTGCTTCTTTCTGCTGTGCCTACCTTCAAGGAGCTGAACGCTGAGATGAAGGCTGCTGTGCTTGAGACAGGTATTGACGGCACCAACCTCTGCTGGGTGATGACAAAGAGCATGGAGGCCATTCTTGAAGGAACTCCCATCAATGAGAAGGGTGTATATTTGCCCATGATACAGAACGGCATGCTGTGTGGCTTGCCCGTTTATACGTCTAACGTTATTCGTGACGCGAAAATCTCTTATCAGAAATACAACGGAACATCATGGGCAAAAGCGGAAGACTTTGACCCAAAGAAAAATACAGCTAAGTTTTCCGTGACAAGTGCTTCCGCTGTTACAAATCTTAAGGGCATGGCTTCAGGCGATTATGTAAAGATTGTTGAAGGAACCGAGTATATCGGCCTTGGCGATTGGCGCTATCAGCCCATGGGCATGTTTGGTTCTCTGCGTTTTATCGTAGATCCTTACAGCAAGGCTCGTAAAGACTGCGTTGACTTTGTACTCAATGCCGACTATGCCACCAAGACTCTTCGTCCCGAGGCATTCAAGCTTGGCAAGGTAGGCGGAAAGGCATAAGATTATATAATCAACCTAAAGTTTTAAAGATATGAATGTGGTGAGTCTGTCACTTTTTAAGAAGCATGTCCGTGCGGATGATTTCGCCGATGACGATGAATATCTGATGTTTATTCTCGAGAGTGCAGAGGAAGCTGTGATCACGGCAACCAATAGAACCAGGGCTGAATTAGAGCAGATGGGAGGCGGTGATGTGCCTCTGCCCATCAAGCATGCTATAATGATGCTTGGAGCACATTGGTACAATCAGCGCGAAAGCGTGAGCAGCGTGCAGATGCATTCGGTGCCCGACTCGCTGCAAAGTCTAATAAAACCTTATCGTAAGTTAGTATGAGAGCCGGGGCTATGAAATATCGCTTGTTGTTGATGCAGCCTAAAGCAAGCACCAACGATTTTGGTGAAGAGGCGACTACCTATGAACCGTTGGCTGTGATATGGGCTGAACGGGTAAAGCAAAGCGGAAGCCGAAGCAACGAGGTGGGCGAGCATTTCCCTGACTATCGTGCTGAATTTAACATTAGGGATGCGCATAGAGTGAAGGAAAACTGGCGAGTGCAACAGCTCGGCGGCTACCTTTACTCTGTGACAAACATTATTCCTAACCTCGATAAGGGAATGAAAACTTTAGTTTGTGAACGTGTTAACGAATAACGTTGTTTAATCGCTGCAAACGAATGGGAGAGACTGTTACTGACATTAAAAGGCCTTTTGCCGATGTATACAAGGCACTTGATCTCAAAACGCAACGTAAGGCCATGAAGAGTGCCATGCGTAGAGAGGGCAACCGCTTAAAAAAGGCTGCTGTGGACAATCTGCGGTCAAGCGGCATTGGTAAGGGAACGAAGCGAAGCCTGTCAAGCGGCATTTATGTGCGAACATATCCTGATCGCTACGGCATGGGATTTATGGTGAGCGTTAAGCCCCATGGGCGACGTAAGGGTATTCATCTCAACCGTCAGGGCAAAGAAAAGCCTGTGCTGATGTGGGCTGAGGATGGAACACGTTACCGTAAGGCAGGACGACGGATTTCTTCATTTTTTGGCAAGAGTAGGTTTACAGGCAAGAAAGTCAGACAATATCTCAGAGGCGGCGCTAACCGCGGTCAGATGAAACGTTACGCTTTTTTGGCGAAAACGGAACAGCAGACTACGGATGGAGTAGAGGCTAATCTTTTCAATGACCTGCAAAACAACATTGAAAAAGCGGCGAGAAAACAAGGGCTTTTGTAATAAAAGAAAAATGACACAGAAAAAAACATCATTGAGCGCTGGCGCTATCATTCGCAACATCCTTCTGACAGACGAGGAGGTGAAGCGAAGGACAAACAAAATCTTCCCCATCGTCATAGACAAAGCTCTGCTTCCATACATCCTGTATCGACGGGCAGCGTTAGAACATAACTCTACAAAAGCGGGTATGCCCGGAGCTGACACTGTAACGATGGAGGTTGTGTGTTATACAGCCAAGTATGCGGAAAGTGTAGAGCTTGCCGAGGCTGTAAGGTCTGCGCTTGACTATTCTCAAAGAGAGCGTGACGGGTTGGTGATGCGTGGTTGTGTTCTTGACGATAGCGAGGAAGGCTATGAGGATGATGCTTTTTTTCAGCGTCTTATATTTAGAGTGAAAATTTAAAATCGTTTAAAATCAATTGTTTTATGGAAAAAGGATATATAAATGGTAGCGATCTCCTGCTGAAAGTAGCAGGCAAGGCTGTTGGTCATTGTTCAAGTCATACGCTCACGTTTAACAGCGAAACCAAAGACCGCGCTGTGAAGCCTGTAGCGTCTGCAGCAAAAAGCAGTGGCTTGTGGAAAGAGAAGGGTGTTACGGCTCTTTCTGTATCTATCAGCTTCGAGGGCCTACGCTTCTACGATGAGACGGAGAGCGGTTACGAGCAGATTGCCCCCAGCTGGGGTCAAGGCAAGAGCGTGGAGGTTGAGGCCTTTAAGCGTGGCAACGACACCACACCTTATGTAAAGGGCAACTTTGTTATCGCTTCGCTGGAAGAGACAAGCCCGGCTTCGGACGATTCTACATACAGCGGATCTTTGGAGAACGACGGAGAACCCGAAGTTTATCCGGGAAAGACTGCAACAGGCGATGTGCAGGAGAAAACAGGGCACTAAGTGAAGGTTTTTAGATCTAAACAATTTTGGTTACATGAAGAAAATCGAGATTAAGATAGACGGCAAAGAATACCCCTGTAGACAGACTATGGGAGCCATGCTTCGCTTTAAACATGAAACAGGCAAGGAGGTGACAGAGATAGGCGGCAACTTGTCGGATATATGTGCCTACCTCTTCTGCTGTGTAACGTCGGCTTGCAAAAAAGACAACGTGCCTTTTGACATGTCGCTGATGGATTTTGCAGACAGTATTACGCCAGACGACCTCAACCAATGGACGGAGGTAGTGAACGGAACGACAGAGCAGTCTCCTGAGAGCGATGCTGAGGGTGAAAAAAAAAGTTAGGCATTTTGGAGTTGTTGGGCATTGCCGTTGGAAACATCGGCATGCCTTACAATGATTTTTGTGCTATAACGCCTGAAGAATTCAACCACATATACAGGGCGTACAGCGAGGAGCGGACGGCGCAGCATCAAGACAGTTGGGAACGTATGCGTATGCTTGCGACTATCATCATACAGCCGTATGCAAAGAATGGGCTAACGCCCCAAAATCTTCTTTCCTTTCCATGGGAGAAGAAAAAGCCGGAGCATACGAAAGCAGCCCCGGCAATATCTAAGGAAGATGCGTTAAAGCGTTTTGAGGAAGTGGCGAAGAAGACGGAAAGGAATCAGTAACAGCCATCTGGATAGTCAAAGTCGCCTTCGTTTGGGTCTATATCCGTGGATTTCATCCAAGCGAAGAAGAATACGGCGAAACTGATGCTACAGAATAGTAACGATGATATTTCCAATCCTACGACCATGGCATAGATGATGGAGGCAATGAGGGACAATAACGCCCATGCGGCAATTGTTGACCAGCGTTCACGTCTTTTGTCGTATTTCGTTGGTTCATCCTCACCGATAATCTCAAAACTGATTTCGGCTTTGATTTCCTTTGGATGTTTTGTTACTTCGTTCGTTTTCATTGTGTTGTATCGTTT